ACACAAAGGCCGCCAAAAGATGGATAACCCTGTCGTAAAGATAGTGGCGGGACTTGTGTAGTGATATGTAGTAGAGGTCGCTAATGGTCTAGCGTTTACCCAAGCATGTCATCAGTAACCTCATAGTCCAGATTCAATTCAAAATCGTCTGCCAACACTGAGGCAGGATCCCTACCTAGAGATCTAAATATAAGCTTTGAAATATCTAGATCTTTGTGGCCAGTTCTTCCAGTCTCAACCAGCCGCCTTACTCCTGCCTTACTCATTTGGCTAATTGCGGCATCTATTAGCCTGTCCATCAAAGGGTGAGAGATGGCAGCCAAGTTAGACATTTCTTTGTAGTGTGCAGGGCCAAATAGGGTAACATCCACTGATGAAAAATCTTCAACCTCATAATTGTTCATGATGTCCATGTCTTCCATTACCTCATTCACTACTTCTTGAAAACTGGTGAAATCGTCATCTTCCAGCATTAAGTCGATCATTGCACTCATGTCAACTGGTGCAGCCATCTCTGTTGATATCGGCATAAATGTGAATATTGTGCCAACTTTAGACCTTAGTGCTGATTCTGTGCATATGCGTATGATCTCCCTAAGTCTATCTGAGTCGATCCTCCTGATTGGTCTCAAGCCTTCAGAAACCTCAAGAACAGGTCTGATCATCTCTAAGGGCAATGGCTCACACTTGATCCAAGAGCTGCTGGGTTGTACTGTGAAATCGTCCACACAAGAGTCTAGTTCAGAGTTGACCAGCGCCAATATACTGCTTGAACTTATGTCATTCTCAGATGTGGAGTAGGACATAATGTGGAGATCTCTGCCTATGCCTTTTGATCTTGTGAAGAGATTGATGACAGAGCCTCTGACCTTTAAGAAAATGTCTCGGTCATCAATGCTCCTAAAATCTATTAGCTCTTCAGGCACCACGATCAGGGGGCAACCATAAGAATGGCCTGACCCGAACAACTTAAAGTTGTACATCCAGTGCCTGACATCGCCCCTCACTGTATCCCTCATGTCCTTTGTGTTCAGCACACCCATATCATCGGCCCAGGCTCTTATGCTATGGCTAAGTATCCAAGGCTCTCTCGTACGGCTTGCAAGAATTCTAGTCATTTGTGGAGGTAGTCCTGGTTGCCCATCCACCTCAATCTGCACAGAGATACCGTCCATGGTCCCTCTCCAAATGCCATGCCCATAGTACAGAACTTTCCCATCCTTCTTCATGGATTTCTGGGGTTTCACATAAGCACCAATTGTCCCTGCCCCAATCTCCTCCAAAATCTTAATCGTTCCTGACCCTTCCCTGACATAGTGTTGCATTACTCCTATCATATTTGTTCTTGATCGCCTATCAGCTGGATTAACCCCGACCTCAGGTAGGGTCAGAAGGAGCTTCTCAACCATGGACACCTTTGCATTTTCTGTATATGGTCCATTGAGCACTGAAAATAGACAGTGCTTGGACAGTTCTGCCGACACAGATCGGTTCAGCCCAATTTCATCTTCAATACCATTGAGAATGGCAGTCTTGCAGAAGTTATCCCTTATCACCATTGCAAGCTTGCTAATGCCTGATCTCTTTTTCACAGGAGCCCCTGTGACTCTTACTGTTCTGGCACGGCCCTCCATCCGTGCAAAGAAGTTTCTCACTTGGATATGACTATGCAGTGGAGTGGCCACTAGGGTGTCAGAGGGGGTGTCTCTCAGCCATCTAATTGTTGCTTTGAGTTTTGTCCACTCCTGCTCCATTGCTGTCCTCCCGATTTTGCACTTCTGAGTTCCAAACCACTTGTCAGACACTAACTCATCAGGGGAGCACGTGGAGGTCGCTAGATGGTCAAAGACCACTACCCTGGTCTGTGTGGCTTCACGGACACTAGACCTATGAGTCACGTTTAGTTTGCCCTTATTAAATATCAAGGTGTCAAGCTGGTGGAACTCCTCCACATTAGGGAACAGAAAGAGTATATCTTCAGGCTCTATATCATCAACCCCATTAAAGCCATCATATGCTGCTAGCTTATAAAGCAGGCTATATTTTGAGTCCTCCAAGAAGTTAAATTCTGGTCGTCCTGAGTCCTCAAATATTGTTGCTGATAAGAAGTACACTGCTGAAGCCATCACTTTGGCAACAGCATTCCCAGTGCTTAGAGAGGAGACCACTCCTGGGCTGTGTACCTTCTCTGCAATTCTTAGGGTGATCTCAAGACCAGACCTGGGAGCTCTGTACAGAACTTGTGGAGTGTTATTGATCTGATCAACCCAGTCGTCAGGTATATTTAGTCGAGACCTTAATTTTTGGAACGACCATCTCGACCTCCACTTGAGAGACGAGCTTAAGATCAGTGCTCCTCCTGGGCTGACACTGCAGGTCTCAGGGATCACCCCTTCTTGCTCATGATAAGCAGTTGTGCCTTTGACTTTTTTCATAAAGAAAGCGTATATCTTCTGCAGATTCGTTGTAGTGATAGCCTTAAACAAGTTGTACCTGAAACCTGCCAAACCGGCTGCGACTGGGTTGTCCAGCAAGAAGAAACCCAACCCTGGGTCTTTCCACTTCCTTATTGCTTTCTTGTATTCCTGGAAGAGCATTGAAGTACCCATCCCCATCAACATGTAATGAAGGGTGCACTGACTCTGTTGCACACAGGCTGCCAATGAGAAAGAACCACCACCCTCTGATACTGCAGTCATCAGGTTAGCAGCCTCCTCCTGCCTAGCCACTAAGGTCTCAACCTCTGGTAGACTGCAGGAAGCAGCAATCCACCTGATTGTCGGTCTGACATGTTGAGAGTGGAAGAAGAATTCTGAATTATACTCCATCACAAAGTCTGTACACGAGGTGGAGGTCGCTGATGGGCAGATTGCCAGGTAAATTCCTAGCAATTTCTTCACCCGGAAACAGATAGCAGCTGTCACTTTGCACTTTGTCAGAATATCATCTGAACTACAGGGAAAGCTCAGTAGCATACTACTGTCATCTGAACCTTGCATCATGTCACAGACTATCTGTTTGCTCATATCAGCATTAACCTTCATGTTGAATATCTTGAAGGTTAGTGATCTCACGAACTCTTGGTGAATTGTATGTAATAATGATGAGGTGTAGTGTAATATGCCTTGCATCATCCCAGTAGTTGTCCTCAAATAAGTGCAGCCAGGATGTATCCAGGGAACATACTGATTTCCATGATATGCCTCAAATAGAGTCTGCACAAATTCATCTTCCACGTGAAGCTCCCTATGTGAGTCAAGTATCCTGAGGAAATCCAGGTTCATCATCATGTGCTTGTTTGTGAACATGGAACAGCCTCTTACAATAATGGGCCACCACTTAGGACTGGTAAACTCACACAACATCAGAGCAAACTTGGTAACAAAATGCCCCTGATTCCACTTGCGGGCATCATCAGAAGTGGCTGTTGTCCACACTGGCCCTTTACAGTGCCTTCTGGCTCGTAGTCCATGGCTTTCAGGTATCTTCATTTTGTTCGAGGGATTGCACAAAGTGTCAGAAGAGAAGAACCTACCGACACTTCTTGCAATGGCTTCAACTATACTCTGAACTATTCTCTCTTCTGCCCCCATGACGTAGATCTCCCTCAGCCCGCCATGCTGTTGCTTCTTAAACAAGCAGATGTGCATTGAGCCCCTCTCCTCGATCCTGCTCATGCATGCCTCAAACTTCTCAATGGCCAATGATTTCCCCTCAGCTGCAAATTCTGACATTTTCACTATCAGCTTGTCTCTTGTGTAGCTCTTATCTCTCACATCTTTGTAAACATACCAGTCCTCATTAAAGTTGCTGGTGGCCTTAAGTGTTGCAAGTCGTTCCAGTGTTATAGAGCCGATTTCCCTGATTATATCTTGTTCAATCTGGTCCATCACATTTCGCCCATAAATTCTCTCCAAGAACTGCTTGGCATGTTCTATGGCTTCTTTAAGGTAGCTTCTGCTAAACTCATGCATATGGGGTTCCTTAGGATCACCCCAGCCCAAGTACTCATCTTTCTCTGGCCTCAGGTGCTCTAGTTCTATGATCTTTTTGTACATGGCTGACAGTGCCGATGGCTCAGTCTCTTCTTCTTTGTTCTTGAAATACCCATTGTAGCATGCGCTAATAAGTGGGTGCACATCCCTAATGTCTGATCCAGAGAGAGGATTGAATAATCCAGACCAGTTTATCTGCCCTTCAAATCTCATTAGTCTAAAGGGAGACACAGATATCCTCCTCATGCTCAGCAGGCACCTATGCAGGAGATAAACTTGTAGCTCTGATCTTAACTTAGTAGGTAATTTACTAAGTATCTTGTGTGGCTTTGGAAGTTCAGGTTGTGACACAAAGCCTTCCATCACTATGTATCTCATAAGAGTCTGTAGCTCCTCAGTGGTGGCTTTATCCTCTAAAAGAGTTAGTAAAGAAAGCCGAGTCATGTAGGTTGCCTCCCTCAATGAAGGACCGTGAGGTTTTGAGCATAGGACTCCAGACTCCCAAGGGGACCATCTAGCGACCTCCATCCAAAAGGTTAGACTTGACTCATATAAGGAGTTGGTTTTGCACAGGTTTGTTAGCTTGCTCAGTTTATAAGAAACAAAATCTGTGATAAACATTGACCCTGCGTCAATGTAATTCTTGAAGATTGATGAAGACATGAGGTCTCTGATCCAGTATCTCTTGTCTAGTGCGAAAGATACAAAAATATGGCTCTTAGAGGAAGTTGGCTTGACCAGCATGTAGAGAGGCGAATTTATCAGGCGCTTCACAACAAAAGAATTTGGTTTCACATGCTGTTTAACCGAAGCTGACAGCTCTGCACCAATCAAGCTCACCATTTGTGTCCATGATCCAAAGGGAGACTGTAGTATTTGCCTATGATTGGTCAAGAACTCATTTTCCCCTTCATAGTGTGATAGCTCTGGCTGGTGAATCACTTGTGCATCTAGCCGTAAGTCCATGTCCTCCAGCAGTGGTGAGTACAGGCTAAGATCTGGCTCAAAATCTGAGTAATCTTGGCAAAGCAGAAACTGCTCAACATCAGAAGTATCGTGGTCCGGTGAAAAGATCTTCTTACTTCTGGTCCTGGCGTCCACCACCACCTGATGGTTCCTGTACTTCTTCCCATTCACCCCAAGGGTTGCTGCATACTCAGCCTCTTCTTGGTTCAAATCCACTCGCACTCTATGATACTTGCTCCTCTCATCATCTCTAGTCCTCTCACCTGACATCGCATAATCCAGTTCACTTATGGGATCGTCATCCATTCTCTCGATTACCTCCATAATGGCTGAGGTGCAGACCTTAGCCCAAATGGAACACATGGGATGGTCTCCTTCAGGCATCAGCTCTTTCATTGGGCTCAGGCCCTTCCCCTTGTGCCCCTCACTGAAAAGCCAAGGGGGTATCTGTACAGTTGATTTTCTGTCATTCACAGCACGTAGGTCTGGCCTACCCCTCAGATCAGAGAGCAGCTCTTCTATTTTCCTGTCACATTCTTGCCTATTCATCTCAAGCCTCTCAGATAGCGGCTTTCCTTCGCCCATAAATGAAGAACAGATTAGATCAGTCTGGGCCTTGCTGATGACTCTTTCTAGAATATCCTTGACATACTCCTGGTTTGGTGGACTTGACCTGAATTTGTCAAACATTGTCTTCTTGAAAGAAGGGAATGCTTTTTCAGTCTTCTCCCAATTCATGCTAATAGAAGCCACTATGCCCATCATCTCCCTTTCTAGTTTTGTTGCCTCCTCATCAGCCATCCGGTACTCAGGGCACATTATTTGTATGTCTGCCTCAATGGCCTCAGCCAGCCTCATACGATAGCACAGCTCATCAACATCCTCCTTCCCCATCACCATGTTTGTCCATACTCCTCCTCGATGTACTGCAATTGCGTAGAGGCCAATATTCCTTCCAACGCTCCTGTTTCGGCATGCTTGCTCATACTTGGCTATCTTTAGAGCAGCTGCCCCTCTAGCTCCTTCTTCTCTTCCTCTAAATGTAGTGAACTCCACCACATGAAAGCTGCCAGAAGTTGATTGAACAATGACGTCAGGCGTCAGGTCGTCAAAGCCATCATTGATTACTGGGAATTTGGTTGAAAATGGCTGGTCAGTAGACGATGAGAGGTGTCCAAAAGTAAAGTTATGGATGAAATTGGGTATAGATGAAGCCTTAACATCAACATTCGGCATAAGAGACGATCCAACAGTTGAGCCTGAATCCAGCTGATCTAGAGATAAATCAATCAAGATCCCCTCCAGAGATCTTCTCACAAAAAAGTCAGGTATGGGGAGATGTAGGGTCTCATCATCGTAATGCATCAGGGCTCCACTAGAAAACCCTTGACGTAGATGGGCTTGTTTCGCTAGTAGTTCATTCATGGTTTTGGCGCCTTTGTGT